GGGCTCGCCGGCTGGGATGGTAAAACATCTCAGCCGGTAGTCGTGTCCAAGCCGCTCGGCTCTAAATTCACCGACCTCGGAACGGCTTTCGGTCGGTTGCACGAGCAGTTGAACGACCTCAATTGCATCATAGGTGGCGCTCACGTCATCTATTGCGAAGAGCCGCTGCAGCCTCAAGCCGTTTCCAAGCAAACGACGTTCGAGACCCTGCTCATCACCTATGGCCTGTTCGCGCACGCGCAGAGCTTCGCGGCAGCTAAGGGCATCCGGTTCATTGCCGTCCATCAAGCCACATGGCGTCGGCATTTTCTCGGCGCCATGAAGCGCGGCAAGAAATCGGTGGAACTGAAGGAATACGCCAAGGAGCGGTGCGGACAGATCGGCATCAGCGTCAAAAATGGCGACGAAGCTGAGGCTGTGGGCGTGCTCGATTACGCCTGCGACCGCGAAGGCATCCGTCCGCCGTGGTCGGCCAACGAGGTTCTGCGGCCGCCGCTGGGAGGAATCGCATGAAACTACACCCCCTTTTCATTGACGGTTTCGCGGGCGGAGGCGGTGCTAGCACCGGTATCGGCCAGGCGCTCGGTCGTGATGTCGACATCGCCATCAATCATAGCCCGACGGCGATCGCGATCCACAAGGCAAATCATCCCGAGACTGAGCATCATTGCACCGATATCCGCTCGCCCTTCCTGCCGCGCACCGCGACCCGCGGCCGCCCGGTCGGCGGCGCGTGGTTCTCGCCCGATTGCAAGGAATACAGCAAGGCGAAGGGCGGGCCGGTCAAGGATCGCTCCATACGGGCGCTTTGCTGGGAGGTCATCCACTGGCTCGAAGAGACGCTTCCGGCAGTCGGATATCTCGAGAACGTCGAAGAGTTCGAATATGCCGCGCCGCTGGACGGCAACGGCGTGCCGATGCCCGACAAGAAGGGCCGAGAGTTTAAGCGCTTCGTCCGCTCGATCCGCAGGCTCGGTTATCGCGTGCAATGGCGCGTGCTCAGGGCATGCGACTATGGCGCCCCGACCTCGCGCAAGCGCCTCTACATGATATTCCGGCGCGACGGCCTGCCGATCGTGTGGCCGAAACCGACGCACGCAGCCCCAACCGATCGCCGCGTCCTCGAGGGCAAATTGCTGCCGTATCGCACCGCGGCCGAGTGCATCGATTGGACGATCGATTGTCCCTCAATCTTTGAGCGCGACCGCGAGCTTGCCGAGGCGACGAAGCGCCGCATCGCGCACGGCGTCATGCGCTATGTCGTGCAGGCGCAGCGCCCCTTCCTTGTGCCGGTGACCCATCAGGGTAGCGTTCGCGTGCACGACAGCGCCGAGCCCTTCCGGACGATCACTGGCGCCCATCGAGGCGAGATCGCGGTATCAGACGTCGAGCTGGCGTCGTTCGTCTCATACGGCCAGCAAGGCGGCCTCAATCGCCCGATCGTCAAGCCTATGCACGCTGTCACGGCGTCGAAAAAGGACACGAACGGCGTCGTAGGCGCCACGCTCGTGAAGATGGGCAATGGCGAGCGCGATGGACAGGCCCCGCGCGCCCTCGACCCTCGCAAGCCCTACGGCACCGTCACCGCGAAGGGCTCTCAAGCCGCCGCGGTCACCGCCTTCCTGTCGAGCTTCTACGGCAGCGACAAGGCCGCGGCTGGGGGGGATCCGCAACTGCCGCTGCGCACCGCGCGCGCTGGCGGTCAGCACCACGCCGTCGTAGCCGCCCATATCGAGCAGGCGAATACTGGCATGGTCGGTCACACGCCCCGTAAGCCTCTCTCGACGATCGTCGGCAAGGGATGCACCCAGCGCATCGTTGAAACGACCATGATCGAAGAGGGCGCGCTGCCGCCCGACATGATGGCGCGCGCGGTCCGCACGGCCGCATTTCTGGTCAAATACTACGGCACGGACGGCGAGAATGAGACGGCGCAGATCCAGCCAGTCGACCGCCCGCTCGACGTCGTCACGGTCAAGGCGCGCTTTGCCGTGGTCACGGTCACGATCGACGCCACGACCTATGTCATCGTCGATATCGGCCTGCGCATGCTGAAACCCCGCGAGCTCGCCCGCGCGCAGGGCTTCCCGGACGATTATGTTCTTGATCCCGTCGTCCGCAAATTCGTGCGCGGCAAGTGGGTCGAGAAGCGCCTCACAATTGCCGAGCAGATCAGTGCGATCGGCAACAGCGTTTGTCCACCCGTCGCCCGGGCGCTCGTGGCTGCAAATCAGCCGGATCTTTGCAACTGGCAGCCGGAGGCGCTGGCAGCATGAAACCCGAAGCCCTGAAACTCCAACGCAAAATGGCACTCGATCAAGTCGCTCGCTTCCGTGCAGATGCTCACCGGCATCCCATGTCGGCGGAAAGGATAGCGAAGGCCGTTGCGCCGCTTGTGAAGGCGACGCCCGACCAGGTCCTGAAATGGATGCGGGAGGCGCGGGCATGAACGATTCTTTCCTGGTTACCGGCCCTGCGCTCATTTCCTTCAGCGGAGGTAGGACCAGCGCTTACATGCTCTGGCGCATCTTGCAGGCGCATGGAGGGACGCTGCCCGATGATGTGCATGTATGCTTTGCCAATACCGGCAAGGAGCGGGAAGAGACGCTGCGGTTCGTGCATGAGTGCGCCACCCGCTGGGGCGTGCGGGTGCGATGGATTGAGTTTGCCGACTACCCCAAGAAGGCTCCCATCGCCGATCGATTCCAGGAAGTCGGGTTCAACAGTGCTAGCCGCGCCGGTGAGCCCTTTGCAGCCGTGATCCGGCGCAAGGGCTACCTGCCCAACAGCGTCACTCGCTTCTGCACCACGCACATGAAGATCGAGACGCTGAAGCACTTCATGCTCTCGTTGGGCTATCTGACGTGGACCAACGCCGTGGGCCTTCGCGCGGACGAGATGCATCGTGTCGCGCGTGCACATGCCCGGAACGCTAGCGGCAAGGACCGCTGGCAGACTGTGATGCCCTTGGCGGAAGCCGGTGTAACTAACCGCAATGTCCGCGCGTTCTGGGCGCGGCAGGAGTTCGATCTCGGGCTGCTGCCGTTCGAAGGCAACTGCGATGCCTGCTTCCTGAAGGCCCGTCCGAAACTGTGGGAGGTTGAGCGAACCCGGCCGGGGACGCTGGCATGGTGGTCGCAGCAGGAAGTCGAGATCACCGGCAAGACCAACAAGGCGAGCGGCGCTCGCTTCGTCACAGAATACAGCTACGCCGAACTTATCAGCGACGTGCGGCGCCAGCCCGACCTATTCGCCGGTGGCCTGTTCGATGACGATCCAGACATGGACGCCGAATGTGGCCTTTGGTGTGCGGGAGAGGCGGCGTGACACCGAACCAAGCAGCAGTCTTCCGCGTTATCGAAGAGACGATCGCCGCCAATGAAATCATGCCGACCGGGCCCCAGATAGCGCAGCGGTCGGGCGTGAAGATAACCAGCGTCAATTCCGCGCTTTACCAGATGCAGGACGCCGGCATCATCGACATCGCCAATTACGGCAGCGGCAAGCGCGTCGTGACCATCATGGCGACCGGAGCGCACACGGCGCACCCCGACGACGCTAAGCGCGTGCGCGAGGCCGACGGTCCGAGCGACAGTTTCGCGGCGATCGCTCCGAATCCTGTCGTCCCCTGCTGGCAATGTGGGATCCGGTCGGACATCGGCTGCGTCCATCAAAGATGGGCCGCGTGATGCTCCCCCGCTGGTACCGCCCCCCTGCCGTGACCCGCTTCATCGGTCGAGAGACTGTCGACCGCATCGCGAGGCTCCACGACGTTGCCCCAGAAGACATCACCGGACCCTCGCGGGCACCAGCGCTTTGCGAGGCGCGCCGGTGCGTCATGCGGGAGCTTCGGGACAAGGGATGGTCGACGACGCGGATCGGGCAGCTTTTGAACCGCGACCATTCGACCATCGTGCATGCGATGCGGAGGGCCAGATGAGCAAGTATCATAAAGGCGCAACGCCATATAACGGTATCGTCTACTTCCTTGTCGGGAGTGGGCCTCACGGTTTGATCTGCAAGATTGGGTTCACCGGCGGCGACGTGTGGAAGCGCGTCAGCCAAATTCAGGCTTGCTCACCGCTTGAACTGGATATCTTCGGGTATGTCGAGGGCACTCTAGACCTTGAGCGAAAGTTCCATGAAACATTCGCCCCGCTCCGCCTTCATGGTGAGTGGTTCGCGGCGGATTTCAAGCTTCGCGACTTCATCTACTACCTCTCCGAATATGGCGCGGCGAAGCGTCTGACGACTGCTGACGAACTTGATATCGCGATCTCCGACGTGATCCTGGCGAAAGCCTCGTCTTATCCTGCGATGAGCGACGAAGACTACATGGCGAGTGCCATCCATCAAATTTGGGAGGCAAAGTTCGCATGAGCCGCATCCGCTCCATTCATCCCGGTCTATGGACCGATGTAGAGTTTGTGGCGATGTCACCCTTCGCTAGGCTGCTCTTCATCGGCATCTGGAACGAGTGCGATGACAAGGGGATATTCCTCTGGTCGCCCCTTCAACTGAAAATGCGCGTCCTGCCCGCCGACAATATCGATGCGAGCGCACTGCTCGCTGAGATCGAGGCCGCCGGGAGCGTTCGCCGTTACGAAATTGACGGCAAAGCCTATGGCGTTGTGAAGAATTTCGCTAAATTTCAACGCCCTAAGAAACCGAACGATCTTTATCCGGCCCCGTTTGAAGCTCTCGCCTTTGCAGGCCACAGTTCCGAACCGCTTCCGGATCAAGAAAACAAAGTTCGGAAGCAGTTCCCCACTGATGGGGAAAAGTCTTCACAGATGGAGGATGGAGGAGGGAATACCGAACCTAACGGTTCGGGCGTCCCGCCGACCGCAATCGACGTTCAAAAAGCTATTTTCGACACCGGGGTGACGATCCTCAAGGCTGCGGGGCGAAACGACCGCGAAGCCCGCTCGATCCTTGGTCGGTGGCGAAAGCAATTTTCCGACAGCGAAGTCCTGACGGCCCTTTCCCGCTGCCAAGTGGAACGCCCGTCCGAGCCTGTCGAGTGGGTCACGAAGGCCCTTCAAGCCGAAAGGAACCGCCAACATGGCCAACCAGTCAATCGTTATGCCCCCGCATCAACCGTCGACGCAGTCCAGCGTGCCTTCGAGCTTACTGGCGACGCGCCGCATGGCTCTGCCGCTGGACCGCCGGCAGGCGATCACCGAATTGGGCAAATGCCTGACCCTGTGCGCCCCATCGGGTATGTCGAGCGATGAACGATCCACATGGCTGGCGACTGCATGGGCGGAAGTCCACGACATGCCGGCAGCGGCCTTTCTCGACGCCTGCGCAGCGGCCCGAAAGATCGTTGAGCATCCTGCCCGGCTCATCCCGACGATCATCCGGGAAAGTGAGCCGCTCGCCGGACAGCTTCGCCGCCGTCTCGCTCGCGAGGAAGCCGAGTGGGCGAACCGTCACGCTCCCCGCCTTGCTGCCCCGCCAGAAAATCCCGAGCCGGATGACCGGCCAGAGATTGCCGAGATGATGCGTGGTCTCATCGACAGCCTGAGCGCCAACAGGGTCACGACCGATGCATGAGGACGCGAAAGCCTTGGCCGCGAAATACAACGCAAAGCGCGCCGCTGAGGGAAAGACCGGGCTCAAATGGATCGTCGATTCCGCCGGGAACCTCCGCCCCGTAGCCATCGGCCGAAACGAACTGCCCACCGAAACCAAGCAGGAAGACCTACCGCTATGAGCCGTTCCGATCGCCCTTCCGGCTTCGAGCGAACATCTCTGACCGCATATGCCCCGCAGCTTCGAGAGGCGGACCCGGCGCTGGGCCGCGCGGCGGGCGCAAGGGCTTGGCACGAGCTCGAATTGTTGGTCGTCAACCCGGCCCACGTCCGCGACCTTGGCACGGCCCTGCGAGTGCAGAAATTGGCGGAAGAGCTCTACGGCAAGCGCAAGGGGAAAACGGAATGATCGAGCCCGACGGCCCGCGCGAACAGGAGTTGTCCGACGCCTGCGCACTGATCGCGATGACGATCGTGCGGACGGTCGGCAACGGCGACGTGCGCGTCATGTCGGTGCAGGACCGCGCTGCGGCCGAGGCAGATCGCGTGGCATCGATCCTCGCGCGCGACCGCATTGAAGCGGCGGAAGAGCGGGCGCGCCAAGCTGCGCAGCTCGAGTTGGCAGATGGCCTCACCGTCAACGTCGCGGACATTGTCGTTCCGCCGACCCCGGAATGGCTCGCTAAGGGCGAGACCCGGAAGGTAGCCGTGGGCGGGGAGCGGTGGACTGAGAAGCCGCTTTCGACCGTTCGTCGAATCGTGACCAGTTATCCACGGCGCGCGCTTAATGCCGGAAAGATGAATGCTCGGCAGGTTGCAGCATGTGACTGGTACGAGAAAACATATGAAAAGACCGGTCTGCGGGGAATGTATAAATCATGGCAGGCTTCCCAAACATTTGTCATGGGCGGATCCAATGCTCACTTCCGCTTTTCTAACATTCAACTCGATGCGCAGGATGCGATACGGAACGCACAACTTCTGATTCCTCATTCTTGTCGAAAGTTTTTCGACCTGGTTGTTCTTGAGGACATGTCGCCTTCCCGGGCAAGGCGCCTCGCCTCATGCCATCGAGACCCGATCCAGACCTTGCGCATCGCTGCGGACGCGGTGGCCGACTTCGTGGAGCACGTCTTGAATGAGAATCTGCGGTAGGTGGAGACGGAGCGAAAAGGATGGACAGAACGAGACTGGCAGGAACTGATTGACATGCGGCGCAAAGAAAAATATCTCCCTGCTTGTCGTCGGATTGCGCCTCGCTCAATGAGCCGCAACGACAATCCCAAGAAAATCAGGGCATAGGCATGGCGCAGACGGTTTCCACCACTGCGCGGATCGAGGCGCTCGAAGCGGCGCAGCGCCGCATCGACGCGCTCGACGAGGGGCAGGTTTTGTCATCTCGACCGATGTCCGAGATCCTGGGCGTGACGTGGAACACCCTTCGCGGCTGGTGCAATACGCTCCCCGCCTTTGAGGGGACAGGCGCCTTCATCCGCGGCGGGAACGGCATCGAATGGGAGTTCGACCCGCGCAAGACGGTCGAAGCCCTGCTCGCCCATTTCCGGGCCGAGATTACCAAGCGGCAGGACCGCAACCGGCGCGTCGTAGAATCGGTCGGTCTCGCGATGGATCCCGACGAGGCGGCGCAAATCGACATGGCCGACCTCACGAGGCAGGTGAACCTCACCCTCGCGGTGCAGGAAAGCAAAATGAGGGCCGGCGGTTACGTCCCCGCCTCCAAGGTCGGGGATTTCCTCAAGGGTTACAACCAGGCGGCCGTTGAAGCGGTGCTCGGCGTGGGGGCCAAGATCGACCCCACGGGCGCCCTGCCGGCAAGCATCCGCGCTGCGATGACCGAAGAGTTGCGAAACGTAGCGGCTGGGATGCGCGTGCGCTGCAGTCATTTCATCGGGGAGTTCGGTGCGGGTCTTAACGAAGCAGGAGATCGCAGAGGCATGTGAGCTGATCGGTCAGGACGCATTCTGCGCCGACATCGTCTCCATCGCCAGCGACACGCTCCGCTTCCTCGATCCGCCGCGCGACGTCTCGACGCTCGAATATAGTCAGGAATTCCGCCGCATCCGGCAGGCCGACGGCTCGAAAACCCGTTGGTCGCTCGACCTCACGCCGTTCCTCGCGCCCATCATGGGAGCGCTCGACAGCAGCGGCGTTCACGAGGTTGTAGTGCCGAAGCCCGCGCGTAGCGGCGGCACGGTGGTAGCGGAAAACTACGCGCTGAAGACGATGGAGTTCGGCCCGTCCGGCGACATCATGTGGTACCTCGCCGGGCCGCAGGAAGTCAGCAGCTACGCCGACCGCGTCTTCAAGCCGCTCTTCGAGGATCACGAGGGCGTCGCGGTCAAGATTGGCGCGGGCCCGAGCGACAACAAGCTGACCATGAAGCGAATCGGCGGTTACACCGTCGAGCTTCTGGCGATGTCCGCGAAGACGACCACGAACCGCCAAGGCCGGTTCATCGTCTTCGACGAGCCCGACAGCTATTCCAAGAAGTTCGCGTCGAACTTTCTCGAGCAGGGCCGCCAGCGGCAACGGATGGTCGGTTCGCTGCGCAAGATCTACGCTTGCGCGCACCCCGACATAGGCTGGTCCGGCGGTATCGCGCAGGCATGGCTTCAATCGAGCCGCGGGATATTCGTGATGGCCTGCGCTGAGTGCGGCGGTCACGCATCGCCCTATCCGACGAAGCATTGGCCGGACATTCCGCGCTTCCGCCTGCACTACGAAAAATCGCCCGAGCGCACGCCGATCGGGGACCGTCTGAAACGAGCCGGGGAGACAGCAGCCATGCTCTGCCCCCATTGCGGAACATGCCTGGACGAGGACCAGCGCAAGGAAATGGTCGCCGGCGGCGATTACATGCACGCCGGGCAGACGCTCGACGTGGATCTTGGCATCCTTGGCGACATCGATCCGACCATCACAATGGGCTTCTGGATCCATGCGCTCATGGTCTCGCAGGTCTCGCTCGCTGAGCTGGCGCGCGAGATGGAAGGCGCGGTCGAGCACCGCGAGCGCACCGGCAAGACCGACAAGGTTCGGCAGGTCATGGTCCGCACCTTTGGCGAGGTCTTCGAGGGCGCGGCGGGCAGTGAGAGCGTGGACGCATCGACGCTGCGAGAGCGGGTAAAGTCGATGGCGGCGGGCAGCGAGAGCGACGAGCCCGTGAATTACCGGATGGGCGAGATCCCTGACGGGGTGATGTTTGTTACTGCGGCCGTCGACACCGGCGGGAATCGCTTCGACGTGGTTCTGAGGGGCTGGGACTTGGAGCGGCGATCATGGCTGATCGACCGCTTCACGATCCGCCAGCGCCTTCATCCCGACGGCGTTATGCGCGATATCCGCCCGACGCGCGTGGCGGACGATTGGCTTGTGCTTGAAAGCCAGGTCATCGATCGGATGATCCCGCTTCAATCGGACCCTACGCTGGTGCTGCCGGTCGCGGTGACCATGATCGATACCGGCGACGGCAACGCGACCTGGCTGGCTTACGAGTTCGCCCGGCGCATGGACAAGAAGCGCTGGGCCGACTGGCGCAAGGTGCGCTGCATCAAGGGCGTCGGCGGGAAGCGCGATCGCGTCTCTGCCCCGACCAAGATCAGCAAGGACAGCGAAGGCAAGGTCGTTGAGCCGGTTATCACGTTGCACACGCTCGGCGTCGATGACCTGAAGCGCGACACCGTGGAAGACCTCGCGATAGCCGATGGTTCGCCCGGGCAATGCTATTTCGCGGTCAACACGCCGCGAGACGCCTTCGATGAGTTTTTCGGCGAGACCGAGCAGGAAGGCAAATGGGTCCGCAGCGGGCCCAACGAAACGCTCGACTGCTACGCCTACGCAGAGGCCGGGCGCATCATGCTCGAGCCCGACCGCAAGGACCGCCGCTGGGATGAACCGGCCAAGCGCCCCGTCTGGGCGCGGCCGATCAGTCTCGAACCCGACGAAGATCCAAGCGAACCTGACACCCCTGCGGCGGCGACAGCCCCGCAGCGGAAGCCCGCCAAGCGATCGATTCTCGACCGCTTCGACAGTCTCAACTCCGAAGGATGACGAACCCGATGGCCGAAACAGCCGCCGAAATCAGTGCCGAACTGGTTATCCTGCGCGAAGCGCGCCGGAAACTGGCGAAGGGCGAGCGGGTCAAGGACGTTTGGCGCGCGGGCCGTCGCATCGTTTACGCCGAAGTAACGCTCGACCAGCTCAACAAGACGATCCAGATGCGCGAGCGCGACCTTGAGGCTGCCGAGGCTGCGGAAGGCGGCCGCTCGCGCCGCCGCGCCATCGGGCTAGCCTGGACGAACTGACGTGGGCTTTATCTCAGGCTTGCGGGGCGCGCTTGCGTCGGGCGTGTCGGCGCTCGGCTTTGGCACCAATACGCGGGACTCTGCGCGCTACGACGTCGACGAGTTTTCGGGGTGGCAGCCCCCTATCCGCTTCGCCGGCACGACCTATGGCGACGATTGGGAAACCACGACGGGCCGCGCGCGCGACCTCGACGAGAACAATGGCTGGATCAATGGCGGCCTCGATCGCCGCGTCGAATCGGTCATTGGCGAGAATATCCGCCTCTCGGCGCAGCCCCGCCATACCCTGCTCAAGCGCGACTATGGGTGGCGGATGGAATGGACGGCCGACGTCCAAGATCGCTTCCATGTCTGGGGCAACGATATCGAGCATCGCAATGACGCTCGCCAGCGGCTCACCTTTGGGGCCCAAGCCCGCCTTGCCTATCTGACCTATGCCCGCGACGGCGTAGCATCGGCGGAGATCCGCGACAACGAACGCGGCATTGCCAACACGACCAACGTCCTTCTGATCGAACCGGAGCGCATTTCCACGCCGCCCGGCATGGTGGAGGGGCCCCGGCTCCGCAACGGGGTCAAGTTCGACGCGAACGGCGCGCCGCTCGGCTACTATGTCCGCAACTCGCACCCCGCCGACCGTAACGCCGGGACTGACAGTATCCGGTGGAGCTATATCCCGGCGCGGGGGCCAACGGGGCGCGCCAAGTTCCTGCATGTCTTCTCGCCGCGGCGCGTCGAGCAGAACACGGGCATCTCGCGGCTGGCCGAGGTCATGGTCCCGTCGAAAATGCTGGACCGGGTCGACCGCGCGGAGGTCAATGCGGCGCTCAAGGCGGCGATCTTCTCGCTGTTCATCAAATCGCCGGGCACCACAAAGGACCTGGAAGCCGCTCTGGCGCCCGGTTCCGATGGCGTGGGTCTCGACCCGTGGATTGAGAGCTACCTTGCGCACCGCGCCGACAAGCCGGTCAGGGTCAAGGGCGCGACCATCACGCACCTTCTGCCGGAGGAATCGGTCGAGGTTCCGAACGCCTCTCACCCAAACAGCAATTATCCCGATTTCGCGCGCTTCATCCTGATGAAGGTCGCGGCGTCGCTCGGCCTCGCCTACCCTCAGATTTCGCAGGATTATGCCGGCATCAACTATTCGTCGGCGCGCGTGATGCTGAACGAAATCTGGCGCTCCTTCCTTCAGGACCGCCACTATTTCTGCACGCATTTCCTGACGCCGATCTATGCGGCATGGCTCGAGGTCGAAGTCGCCAATGGCGATGTGAAAGTGCCCGGGGGCCCGGCCAATTTTTACCGCAACAAGACGGCGCTTTGCCTCGCGGAATGGATCGGCCCCGGACGCGGGTCGGTGGATCCGCTCAAGGAAGCGAACGCCGACAATCTCGACACGGCGGCAGGCCGGAAATCGACGGTCGAATCCATCCTCGAGCGCGGGCGCGACCCGGTCGACGTCATGTCGGAAGAGGTCTGGATCATGGAGGAACGCGAACGCCGCGGGCTCCCGCCGCTCAACTACAACGTCAAGGCGGCAACCGCCGCATCGGAAGAGGACGCGAGCCAGGGCACGCAAGACGACAAGGACGGTGACGGCATTCCCAACGAGGCCGACCGCAAGAAGCCGAAAGGGAAAGAGAAGTGAGGCAGCCTCGCCCGCAGGGCTTCCCCAAGATCGCGGCGCAGCTATTTGGTCGCCCGCTCGCCATCACCGAGCACCACGCCGAGATCATGGCGCGCGTTTTCGATGAGAAGCTGGGCATCGTCAGCTCGAACGAGATCAATAGCGTTGCGCTCGACGCGCGCGCGATCGTCCAGAAGGTCGCGGAGGTCGAGCGCCAGGCCCTCGCCCGCGATGCATCTTATGACCGGGACGCCCGCAAGTCCTACCGGATGGACGGCAACATTGCCGTGATCGAGGTCGACGGCGTGCTCGTCCACAAGGGGGGATGGCTCGACGCTGCGTGCGGATTCGTCGGGTACAATTACCTGCTCGCGCAACTTGAAGAAGCCTATCGCGACCCCGACGTTTACGGAATCTGGCTCGAGCTCAATTCGCCGGGCGGCGCGGTCGCCGGTCTCTTCCAGTTCATCGACGAGATGGTCCAGATGACGGCGGAAGGCGGCGGCAAGCCGATCCATGCATGGGTCAACGAACAGGCGTGCAGCGCCTGCTACGTCATCTTGAGCGCATGCGACAAGGCGCACGGCCCGGTGAGCGCGATGGTCGGCTCGATCGGCTGCGTCGCCACGCTGCGCAACGTCAACCGTGCGCTCGACGAGGCGGGGATAGACATCGAGATATTCCGCTCTCGCCCGCGCAAGATGCGCGGCGGCCCGCTTGAGCCGATGGACGATGAGACCCGCGCGCGGATCCAGCGCAGCGTCGACGAGGCGGACGACATCATGGCGGGCATCATCGCTGCCGGACGCGGGATATCGCTCGACGCGATCGACGCCATGCAGGGCGACTGGTTTGAAGGAAACGAAGCCCTGAAACTCGGCCTGCTCGACGGGATCATGACCGAGCGGGCGGCGTGGGCGATCCTCGAAAGCGAGGTCGACGACATCAAGCGAAACATGAGGAACAGCCGATGAGCCGCATTGCACAAATTCGTGCGGCTGCGGCGGGCGCGAGCGCGTCCGACGTGGCCGATGAAGAAACCCCCAACACCCCGGACGACGGCACCGCGCCGCCGGCCAAATCGAAGCGAAAGGACGACGAGATGGCGGAAGCCGAACAGAATGCCGCGGTTGAGACCGCGAAGAAGGAAGGTCATGCGGCGGGCTTCAAGGCCGCCAACGAACGCATGGCCGCCGTCATGGCCAGCGAGCACTACGCTGGTCGCGAGGCCGCCGCGGCCAAGATGCTGTCGAAGGAAGGCATGAGCGCCGACGACATCATCGATGTGCTCGCCGCGAGCCCCAAGGCCGAAACGACCGCGACCACTCCCGAGGCGAACAAGGAAGCCGCTGAGGAAGCTGCCCGCAAGGAAATGAAGGACGCGATCCAGAGCGGCAAGAACAGCGACGTGGACGCCGACGCGGGCGACGCCCCGAAGGAAGCGAACCACGGCTGGGACGCCATCCACGAAGAAATCCGCTCGGCCCGCGGCTGAGCCCCGACCCACGAAAGGACGATCGAAATGACGACCCTCACCGAACCGGTCCATCCGACCGAATCCCTCATCTCGGAAGCGTCGGGCGAACGCTCGCGCGCTGCCATCACCGTTGCCAGCGGCGCGAACGTCAAGGCGTGCCAGGTTCTCGGCGCCGTCGAGACCGGCACGCCGACCGCAACCGCTGGCGCTCCCTTCAGCGCGGGCGGCGGCACCGTCGGCGACGGCGCTGTGTCGGCCGTTTCCGCTGACGCGGGCGCAATGGCTGGCGACTGGCTGGTTGAAATCGTCGGCGCTGCCGGCGCGACCGCCGCGTTCAAGGTCATTCGGCCCGACGGCTCGATCGACGGCCAAGGCGCCGTTGGCACGCCCTATAACGGCAGCGGCTCCATCAATTTCTCGATCGCGGACGGGGCAACCGACTACGGCCCGAACATGTTCATCCCCATTACCGTCACCTACGGCGACGGCGATTCCGCTAAGCGGTATGAGCCGCTTGACCTGGCGGGAACGGACGGTTCGCAGATCGCCGCCGGCATCTCCTACGGCAACTATGACGGGACTGACGGGGCGGTCCCCGGCGTCGCGTTCGTGCGCGATTGCGAGCATAACGCTGACATCGTGGTCTGGCCGACGGGTATCACCGCCGATCAGAAGGCAGCCGCCGTCGCCCAGCTCGCCGCGCTCGGCATCATCCTCCGCTAATCCACCGCAACAATCGACGCGAGGGCGTCGGGACATTGGTCTCGGCGCCCTTTTTGTCATCTTTGAAAGGATAGTTCGTCATGCTGACGATGGACGTTTTTTTGCAGGACGCCTTCTCGGCGATCTCGCTCACCCAGGCGGTTCGCCGTTCGCAGACCATCCCGGGTCTGATCGGCAACCTCAATCTCTTCACCCCGGTGCCGGTTCGCACGCGCAGGGTCGCGGTCGAATCGAAGGCCAACACGCTTCGCATCATCCAGACCAGCGAGCCGGGCGCACCGCGCACCCGCCGCGCCAACGACAAGGCGAAGATCGTCGATCTGCGCGTCCGCCGGATCGAGGAATCGAGCCGCATTACGGCGGAAGAACTGCAGGGCATTCGTGCCTTCGGTTCGGAGACCGAACTCAAGTCGCTGCAGAAGGAGGTCGCCGAGCGCCAGCAGGGCTGCATCGACGATCTCTCTGCGACGGTCGAACGCCTGCGGCTGTCGGCTGTGGGCGGAATTCTCGTCGATGCCGACGACAGCGTCATCTACGACTATTACGACACCTTCGGGTTCGTACAGGGTGGCGAAATCGCCTTCGATTGGGCGAACAAGACGAAGGTCAAGCAATTCGTTGCTGCCAACGTCATCCGCCCGATCGTCCGCGCTCTGGGCGGCATCGCCCCTGCTGGGATGCGGATCGTCGCGCTCTGCGGCGACGACTTTTTCGATCTTCTGCAGGAAAATGCGGAATATCGCGAAGTCTACAAGAACAACGAAAAATCGAGCAAACTGCTCGAGGACACGGTGTTCCAGTCGGTCGACGCATGGGGCGTCACCTGGGTCAACTATCGCGGCACCGACGACAATTCGACGGTCGCGATCGGGGCGACCAAGGCGAAGTTCTTCCCCGTGGGCGTGCGCGGCCTGTTTCAGGAAGCGTTCGCTCCGGCCCCGACCTTCTCGCTGGTCAATACCAAGGGCCAGGAATGGTACTCGCGCATTGTCATGGACAAGGACCGCGAGGAATGGGCCGACATCGAGATCGAATCCCATCGCCTTCCCATCTGCACCCGCCCCGAAGTGCTGCTCCGCGGCAAGTCGGGCTCGTAACAGGAGGGCCGAGCGATGACCAAACTCGTCAAATGCAAGGCGCTCGTCGCATGCACCGAGTTTGTGGCCGGCTTTGGCCAGGTCCACATGAACCCGGATGACCCCGACCATGCGGAGGTCGAAATTCCGGCAGAGGCCGTCGCTCGGCTCGTGGATGACGAGAGGGTCGTCGTGATCGACGGCTCTCTCGATCCCCTCGACCACGATGGCGACGGCAATCCGGGCGGTTCGCTGCCGGGCGAACAGTCGACCGCCGCGAAGGGCCAGCGCGCCAAGGCCGCTGGCAAGGCGCCCGCAAAGCGAAAGTCTCGGAAACCCAAGGCCAAGGCGGACGCTGAAACGCCCGCCCCGACGTCGCCCGCTCCCACGGAAGCGAATGACGAGACCCCCGCCCCGAATGCCGAACCGCCGGCGACTGAGGGAGAAGGCGCCCCTGCCGCGACCGATGGTCAGGACGTGGCTCCCTGATGCCCTCCCCGCTCGAATCCCTGACCGATGCCGTGCTGGATCCCGGCACGGTCGAGCATTTGGGCGACACCTTCACCTATACGCCGGCGGGCGGCGCCGCCGTCACCGGCGTGTTGGGATTTGTCGATTATGGCGAGGATATCGCCAATCCGATGGCGCCTGGCGCGGGCACGGTCTCGCAGACGATCGTCATCGAGCTTCTGGCCTCGCTGTTCCCGACGCGACCCAACGATTCCTGCCGCGTCACCGGTCTCCATCGCTACCCCGGCGCCATCTACAAGCCGATCGGCCCGGTTGCGTCGGATAGGGGCTTCTGGCGCTTCTCGCTTCAGAAAGTGCCCGCCTGATGGCTGCTACCGACACCGCATGGACGAAAGTCGCGGCGGCAATCAAAAACGAGCTCAAGGCCGCGCGCCCAGCGGTCAACTGGTTTACCTCCGCCGACCGGAGCGACATGGACGCCCTTGGCGAGGCTGACCTTCCCGCTGTCATCATTGGCGTGGGCAAGGTGGATTTTGCGTTCTCCGAGATGTCGGCCCAGATGCGCCACTCGGCCGAGATACTGTTTTCTGTGCAGAGTGGCATCGAAAGCGGCATGCACATCGATTCGTCCAATCAGGACATCATCGCATTCATCGTCGAGACGCTTGCCGCGAGCAACCTGCTCAGCGGCATGGTCGAGGATCTTGACCCGGTCAGCGCCGACGCTTCCGAGCAGGCCGCGCCCAACGTCGGCGAGGCGCTGCTGATCTACGCCTGCACCCTCTACACCCCGACCAACGATTTCCGCACGATCATCGGATTGAGCGGCGAGACCTTCTGACCCAACCGAAAGGACTGAATATGGCCCGCAAGCCTACTGTGTTGGCGGCAGCGCCAACGCTGCCCGCTGCCACCGTCAATTTCAACGCGATGCACGCAGCGATCGCCCGTGGCGCAAGCGCCGATGACGCCGTCAAGGCCGGTGTCGAAGCGACCGGCGCACCCAAACCCGAACCCGAAACGCCGAACGCCCCAGCCGCCAAGAGCGCCGACGGCGCCGACGCCTGATCCAAGGAGACTGATCTATGGCTTTCCAGACCCGCAAGGCGCGCAACACTGCCGTCGCGCTCATCACGCAGGCCGCTCGCGGCACTTTCCTCGATCCCGCGGCCAACAAGATGGCCGTGTCGAACCTCACGCTCGACATCAGCTCGGTAACTGTCAGCAACCCTGAATATACCGGCTCGGTCGACGTGAACGGGGACGAGGTCGTCGGCAAGCAGTGCACGCTCAGCTATGACGTGAACCTGCGCGCGCCCGGCGGCACTGCTCCGCCCTCCGCCGGCGCATATCTCCCCGGCATCCTCTTCGTGAACGCGAAGATGACCGAGGTCATCACGGCGTCCGCGATCCCCGCCGCGCCCGAGGCGCTTACCGCGGGCAGCACGACGGGCTTCACCGGCGGCGACGGACTGACCGCGACGGCCGACCTCTACAAGGGCATGATCGTCCAGCTTCCCGGCGCCGGCGCAGGGCTCGCCGGGCTGAGCGCGATTCGCACCAACTCGGCGGCCAAGGTCGTTACGCTCTGCGAGACCCTCGCCAGCGCGGCGTCGGGCAACTACCAGATCCCGAAGCAGCTCGCCTATGTGAACAGCGTCGGCGGCACGGATCCGTTGCCCATCTCGCACAAGGTCTGGGCCGGCGGGAAGCGGTACGATCTCGTCGATTGCCAGGTCACGTCGCTCTCTGTCTCCGTGCAGACCTCGACCAGCCGTCAGGGGAGCATCCCTGTCATCCGGGTCACGATGTCGGCCGTCATCTACGGCACCGCCGACGAGGCTACGCCGACAGCCCCCGCGCTCGGCCCCACGCCGAAATACCGGAACGGCAAGCAATTCCTTGCCCTCAAGGCGGTCGGCGGCTCGGGCTTCGAGCTCAATCTGGGCATCCAGACCGACGCGGCTCCGAATCCGAACTTCGAGAGCGGCGACGAGGGCGACGAGATCACGCAGAAGCAGATCACGCTCACGCCGAATATCCTCGGATACCGGAAGGCCGATTTCGACGCGATGGCAATGGCAGACGCGCAGGCGTACCATCCGTTCTTCGCGCTCTGGGGCAACGGCACCGACCAGAATGTCGCGGTCATCGTGCCCGATGCGCGCTTCACCCACGCCGGCGACGACCTGGGCGGAACGCACATCACCCAATCGCCGCAGCTTCTGGTCGACGTGATGCAGAAGAACGCGGCGATCGTCTTCCCTTACCTCTAATCTAAGGACTGTCCCCCATGTCCGATTCCCAGCGCGTCCCGGTGGACGCTTCCGAAACCGACACTTTCACCCCCGATATTCTCAAAGACCTGCCGAATGCGCCGACGTTCACGCTCAAGGCGACGACGTGGCGCCAGCGCGAGGCGATGGAATACGCGATCGAGGCCGCGGGCCTGCGCCGCTATCACGACGAAGAGGTCCGAGAGATCACTGTCGAAGAGCTTTGCCGCCTTTGGCAGTGCGACGAGCAGTCCGAGATGATCCGGCGCGTCAAAGCCTATTGGGAGGCGATCGACGACGCGGTCGAAGAAGCGTCGAACCATGCGCTCGAAACCGAAGCGGCGAAGGAGGCTGGCGAAGAGCCGCCAGAGCCACTGCCCCCGTTTGAGCATCCCGACGCGGAAGAGATGGGCGACCTGATGCGGCGCCTCACCGAGGCGTCCGAACGCATCCGCAAGATGGGCGTCGCCAACCTTCGCTATCGCCGCGAGATCCCGCGCTACAACATTGCGCATGCCTTGCTCGGCTGGACCGGCCTCAAGACGGTTCCGAGTTTCGAGGCAGGCGTCATCTCGATCGATAGCGTGATGGATCTCCGCAAGGAACTGATGGAGACATTCGGGGCGGAGGTCGGCGCGGTGGCGTTCGACCAGGTCGCGATCCGATCGCTCAAGCGCATTTATCTGCTGCCGGACACGGAAAAAAACTCCGAATCGCCTGCGCCATCAGCGTCGACCCCGGCGCCTACGAAGGAGAATGGGCAGGCGTCAACCAATGGGAAATCCCCGGAATCGGAACCTTCCGGCGAAACCCCCGAAAGCTCGTCGCCCCCCGAAACTTCAAACTGATCCGCGTCTATCATCTCTGCGATCGCGGCATGCAGGGTCATGTCTGGCCAGATGGCCGCGGGCTTCTCGACCAGCCCAACCTCCTGGTCGAGGCATGGTCGGTCATCGGTGACGCAATCCACAAGGCCAAGAAGGGAGAAGCCCAATGATCCGCGCGAAGGTCGTGCCTGACATCACGGCCCTCACACGGATCCAGCGCGCTTTCGACCGGCAGATGGAGCAACGCCTGCTCGACGAGAGCGACCGCGCCGCGGCGGAGGCCCTGACGGACATGCGCCGCGAGATGGAAGCGGCTGGGCTTGGTCGGCTTGGAAACGGGCTCGGCTACACGTCGGACAAGAAGAAGGGCAAAGGCGTCCACCGCAGCGGAAGAAGGGTGTCTGCATCGGGCGTCATCTTCATCCGCTCCGGCTCCGAGCGAACGCGCGGGGCGATCGAAAGCTACACCGCAGGGGCGGAAATCAGGCCCAAGAAGGGGCGGTATCTGTGGATCGCAACCGACGATATCCCCGCGCGCGTTGGCCGGAAGCGGATCACGCCGGAACTTTATAACCGCTCACCGCTGGTCACGCGGATCGGGCCGCTCGTGAGGGTGACGGCCGCCAACGGCACACCGCTGCTCATCGTGCGCAACGTCGGCGTCAACGCTGCCGGCGCTGCGCGCTCTGCCCGCTCGCTCACCAAGCGCGGACAGCCCCGCAAGGGACAAATCGGCGTCGATTACATCGTCGCATTCTTTGGCATCGAGAGGACGAAGCGCACTGCTCGCGTCAACCCGAAGGCAATCGCCGCCGCGCGCGCTCAAGAGATGGCGCGCAGGCTTGGAACAGGAAGTCGATCGCAGGTTTTTTCATGACCGACAGCAGCATCTTCCCCGTCTTCATCAGGCCCGAGCTCGACGATAGCTCGCCCGCGTTCGCGGAGTTCACGCGCCGCGCGTCGACGGCCTCGAAGTCGGCGGCGGCTAGTTTCAAGGCGGATTTCCGCGAGATCACGAGCGTCATCAGTAACGCGCTGTCGAAGGGCGTCCAAGGCGGGCGCTTGAACCTTGACGTCTCGTCGCTGAAGCAGGCGCAGGCGGAGGCCCGGCTGTTCGGGGACGCACTCACCGCTACGCTTCGTTCGGCGCAGTTGCTCGCCAAGGAGACCGGCGACACGAGTGCGGGAACGCGCCAGTATATTATCGCGCTCGAAACCGCATCGCGCGCGCAGGACGAGAACCGCCGCGCCATCGATGCGGAGATCGCGACCTATTCGCGGCTGCAAGCGGCAATCGACGCAACGTCGGATGCAAACAGCCGCCTTGCGCAATCATACCGAGCCACCTTCGCCGAAGAAGCGCGCCTGGCAAAGCTCGAGGTAGCCAACAGCCGCTTTGGAGCCTCGATCGCGCCGGCGATGAAGTCGCGCGCGGTGGACAACGGTGCGACCTTCAGCGCACTCGCTGAACTTGCGCGTCAGCAGGGCGAAGCCGCGAAGAAGGCGGGAGAGATGGCGGCCGCGGAACAGCGGCTGGCCCGTGAACTTGAAGAACTGCGCCGGGCTGAATTGGGCGCGGCCGAGGGCGCACGGATCATCGAAGGCGTCTATCAGAATACCGCGCGTGCCATCGATCATGTCACGAAGAGCGCCGCGGAGTCGGCCGCCGTATTCGAGCGCGTGCTCGAAGCCAGTTCGGAAGTGGCGAACCGGCGCTTTACGGCCTTCATTTCGCCGGCGGCTTCCACGAGCGCCTTGTCGAGCGGCGCGGGATATCGTGAGCTTGAGAAGGCAGCGCGCGCGGCCGACGAATATGAGCGCCAACTTGCGGAACTGCGCCAGCAGGTTGACCCGCTCGCCTTCGAGCAGGCGCGCGTCAACAAGGAGCTCGAGTTCGCAGCCGTCGCATTTCAGCGCGGCGATATCTCGGCGGATCAGTTTGCGGCGCGCACTCAGCAACTCAACACGTCGCTCTCGCGCATGCGCGGTGGCTTCCGTGACACACGTCAGGGCATGGTCCAGGTCGGCCAGCAGATGCAGGACGTGGCCATCAGCTTCATCTCTGGCCAGCGCGCCGGCACGGTGCTCGCGCAGCAGCTTCCTCAGCTTGCTTTCGCGGCGAGCAGTTTCGGCGGCAAGATCGGTCAGGTGGCAACCACCCTGTCCGGCCCTTGGGGCCTTGCGCTGGTTGGCGCGTCTTTCGCGCTCGGCGCGTTCATCGACAAGTTGCTCGACGCCGACGATGCGAGCGACAAGGCGCGCAAGTCGACCTTGGATTTCACCAATGTGCTCGATTACCGGCGCATGGCGATCATAGATTTCAAGGATGCCGTCGATCAGCTCACGCAATCGACGCGCGGCTTGATCGACGTCCAGGCGATCGCCGCTGACCAGCTTGCCGCGAATGCGCAGGCAGCGATTGCAGAAAATGAGCGGAAGCTCGCCGCGGTCGAAAAGGAAATCGCGCGCATCAAGAGCTTTGGCGACACCCGGCTTAACGAGGTCGCCCTGCCCGGCCTTCAAAAGCAGCGTGATGAACTGCTCGGCACCCGGGACCAACTCGAAACGTCCGCGGCCAATGCCCGCCTCGCACTGCTACGCCGCGAGGTCGACGAGTCGGTGGATGCCGCCAAGGGCGTGCAGGCGCAGCTTGAGCGCAAGATTGCAGAGCTCACGCTTCAGCGTTCCGAAAGTGCGAAGGCTGAAACGAACGACCCGATCCTTGCGGCGCAGCGGCGTCTAAAGCTCGGAGACCGGTACATCACCGAGGGCGAATTTCAGCGGCAGTACCGAGAGCTTGAGCGTCAGCGTCAGACCGAGCGCAGCGCTGAGAAAAACTCGAGCCGGGATGCCTCGCTGGGCGACATGATCGCGCTCATCAAACAGCTTTTCCCCGGCGCAAGGATCACGTCCACCACGGGCGGCGATCATAAGAAAAATTCCGACCACTACGCGGGCCGCGCCATCGACTTTGTTCCTCGCGGGGGCATGAAGCAGTACACGTCGGCCGAGGTCGAGAGCATCCTCGAAGAAGCGGGCGTCGATATCCGCCGTAACAAGAGCGGCGTGAAGCAATTCTTCGGTCCGGGCCGGTCGGCTGAGAAGCCGGGCGATCACGACGACCATTTCCATTTCGCCTTCGAGGGCAAGGCTCCGGATCCCGAGCGCGTCTTGCAGGCGCAGGAGCGCGCCGCCGAGAAACTGCGAAACCAGATTGAGCGCACCGTCGAAAGCGTGGCGCGTCTCCGCGGCAACTTCGACGAAGCCCCGCGCGATATCGATCGCGCCGCGGCTGCCGTCATGGACCTCGACCAGGCGATTGCCGACATCGACCGCAAGCTGAAGGCAGGCGGTCTCACCGATGCGCAGCGGGAAGTCCTGAAAGCGACCCGACAGAGTGCCGTCGAGACGCGCGACGAGGTTATCCCCGATTTCCTTCGGCGTCCCTTCACGCGCGAGATCTCGGATCAGCGCGAGCTCATCGACGGGCAAAACATGCTGTTGCAGGGGCGTCGCGGCGAATATGAAGTCCTGCAAGACACGCTCGACCTTGCGCGGCTGCTCGGCGCTGAGAGCCTTGAAGAGCTTGGCACGCAGATCCAAAAGCGCGGCATCACCGCAGACCAGCTTGAGATCTACTACCAGCAGACGGACGAACTGCGCCGCCAGTCGGTCGAGCTCCAATTGCAGCAGGAACGCCAACAGAAGCTGCTCAGCGTCGTTGACCAGGTGTCCGACTCCCTGAAGAACGGCATCTATGATTTCCTCAGTGGTCGGGGCCTTTCGTCGGCCAAGACGCTCCTGAAAGACCTCTTCGAGACGCAAAAGCGTGCACTGACCGAGGATATCTTCACGGCCGTCTTTGGCGACGCCTTCCAGCGGCAGAAACTCAAGATCCTCGGCCTCGACCAGGTCGACGAGACCGGCAAGGCAATGGCGAAAGCGATGGCCCAGACCATCTCGCCCATCGATGCGCTTGGCAAGGCGGCTGGAAGGGCCGCAGATGTGCTCGATCGGATAGCGGCAAATGACAATGGCGGCATCGGCGGGCAGCAGGCGGTCGAGAGCCAGGTGGAGGCGGCTGTTGCTGGCAGCGAGATTGTCGTCACCGCGCAGAAGTCGGTGCAGCGCGAGCTCAATGACGCGCTGAAGACCCTTGGCGACAAGATCCTCGGAGAAAAGTTCACCGGCCAGCTCGGCAAAGTGATGTCGACGGTTCTCAAGGGCGCTGCGTTTGGCGAAGCGTCGTCCGGCATCTTGCGCAGTCTCGGCATCAAGCAGAGCAAGACGGGGGCGCAGATTGGCGGCGCCATTGGCAACGCCGCCTTTGGACCCATCGGAGGGTTCGTAGGCGGCGCGATCGGCGGCACGATCGGCGGCTTCTTCAAAAAGACCCCCAAGGGGTCTGCCACGATCACCGGGTTCGACAATGATGTCGGCTATTCGGGATCGAAGAAGCTACGCGAGGGCGTCACCGCGCTCGGTAACAGCGTTCAGGGCACGCTCAACAATATCGTCGACGCGCTCGGCGGGGACTTCGGCAATTTCGCGGTGTCGATCGGGCAGCGGAAGAAGAAATTCACCGTCGACCCGACTGGCCGCGGACGTACCAAAGGCGCAGGCGTCCTGAAATTCGCCTCGGAAGAAGAGGCGACGATGGCCGCTATCCGCGACGCCATTCTCGACGGCGCGGTCAAAGGCATCCGCGAGGGGGCGCAGCGCCTTCTCCGTGCGGGCAAGGATCTCGACAAGCAGCTTCAGAAGGCCGTCGATTTCCAAGGCGTGTTCCAGCGCCTCAAAGAGCATGACGATCCGGTGGGCGCTGCGCTCGATACGCTCGACCGCGAGTTCGAGCGGCTGAAGGACATATTCAAGGAAGCAGGCGCCAGCGCCGCCGAATATGCGGACCTCGAACGCCTCTATGGCATCGAGCGCGCGCAGGCGATCAAGGAAGCCTCGGAGCGGATCACCGCGAGCCTGAAATCGCTCTATGACGAGCTGACCGTTGGCGACAATGGCCGCTCGCTTCGCGATCGCCTCTCCGCGGCCCAAGCGGCGTATGACCCGCTCAAGGCCCGCGTGCTCGCCGGCGACAAGAGCGCCTATGATGACTTTGCCAGCGCGGCGCAGTCGTTGCTCGAAATCCAGCGCCAGTTCTCCGGCTCGCAGACGCCCTATTTCGACCTGCTCGACGAAATCACGCGCATTACGAAGGAACGCATCGACGCAGAATCGAACATCGCGTCGATTGCTGAAAACCGCGATACGCCCTTCGGCCCTTCAGGGAAGGCGACAAACGCGGCCAACGACAACGCGGCCGTCGTCGGAGCGATCGGCGAGACGAACGACATTCTGCGCAACATCGGGCGCATGCTTGCTACGGGCACTGGCGGTCAAGGCGGCCGTCTGTTCGCGACTGAGCCCTTCCTATGATCGTATTCCTTGAGGTCACGCCGAAGTGGCCAGCCGATGCAGAGCCGATCCTGGTGTGCTCGGCGGCGGACCCGCGCGCACAGGCATGGGATAACAAGCGGTGGGCAGCCGCGCTGTTCGACCCCGGCTCCCTAACCGTGTCGTTGTTTAGCGGCGAGATCGGTCAGACCATCGATAGCCGCGCGGCGCCTGTACTTATCGCGGAAGACGAGCTGCTAGCGATGTTCCCGGAAGCTCTGGACGTTCGCTGGGAATCGGCGGCCTATCGCATGTGGGCGGGAGATTTCGTTCAGGGCGTCTCCCCGGCCTATCTCGACTATGTCCTGCGGCCGGACGAGCATCTGTCCATTGGCGATCGGTTGACGATCGGCGGCGACCTTTTGAGCATGTCGATGACCATCGATGGGTCGGTCCCGGGCTTGTCGGTATCGCAGGTCTCGCAGGGCAAGGTGTCACGCTTTGAGAAGGAAGGCGGCTCGATCAGGCTGTCGCTCGACCCGGCTGGCGCTGCCGGCGATACGAAGGTGCTCAATCGTGAATACGCCGGCACGAGCGGCGCTGAGGGCGGCGAAAGCCTCAAAGGAACGCTGAAGCCTTGGATCTTTGGCCACGCGAAAAACGTCGAGCCGGTGCTGATCGACGAAGACAATTCGGTCTATCAGTTCTCCGGCTACGGCCCGATCGAAAGCGTCGACGCGCTTTATGAGCGGGGATCCAGCTTCGGCCCCGCTTTGGGCGACTATGCCAATTATGCGGCGCTGGTTACCGCCACGATCCCGGCAGGCCGTTGGGGCACCTGTTTGGCCAAAGGTTTGGTTCGCCTCGGCGCGCCGCAATTCGGGGTCATCACCGGCGATGTGAAGGGCGACAACGCTGGGGGCATGGTCCGCCGCCTGCCGGGCGCCATCTTGGAGCGCGTAGCGGCAGTGCGCGGGATTACTGCGCTCGACACGGAATCGCTCGACGCGCTCGACGAGTTTGCTGCCACCCTTCCCGAGGGCGGCTACATGAACATCGTCCTCACAGAGCAGATGACCTTCGCGGATCTCGCGCGCCGCATTTGTGCGCCCTACAATGCGCAGGCCGGGTTTTCGCTGATGGGGAACCTCTTCTGCGCGCGCGTCCAGGTCGGCACCCCTTCGTTCACTATCGACGCGCAGGGGCGCAGTCTGCCGCTCGTCGGCACCTTCGTCGAAGCGGACACCCCGCCACCGTACAAGCGTATCGTCATGTCGGGCGACATCTCGTGGCGGGTCCACTCGCTGTCGAACGAGATTGCCTTCTACGCCGACCAAATTGAGCGCGGAGCCTATGACGAAGCCGAGACCTATCGGGAAGGCAATATCGTCAGTCTGCCGGATGGGTCGCGCTGGATATATGTCAGCCCTACGGCAACCGCTGGGAACGAGCCGAGCGAGGATAGCGCCTTTTGGGGACGGATGGGTCCATCGGACAGGCAGACCTTTGAAAGCGAAGAAGAACCGACCGGAGCGAGCGAGGGCGACCTTTGGTTTAAGCCGTCCACCGGGGAGATGCGGCGCTGGAACGGCACGGACTGGGGGGATACGCTTGTCGACTTGACCGCGGCCGCACAAATTATCGTGGTCCCGCCTGTTGGGCAAAAGGTTACGCGCAATTGGGAGGGCACGCCAAAGGCCGGCCAGGTTCCCCGCGTCCTCACGCCGGGCGTCACGCGGGGCGGCGTCGACATTCGCACCGACGACGACACGACCTATTCAGTCTCGGCAACGGGCGGCCTCGATGGTCACGTCACCGTGAACAACACGGAAGGCAGCGCCGACAAGGGCAAGATTACGATCGCTGACACGATGACAGGTGCAGGCACGATCAACCTCGATGTCGCTTTTAGGGGTGTTTCTCAGGGTTCCTTCCCGATCAAGGTCGAAGTTGCGGATGACGCGCCGTCGGGCGGCGGTGGCGGATCGGCAGGAACGATATCGACCAGCATCTCTGGAACCTCCCCAACCGCAGTAACCGGCGACCTCAATGTGACAGTCGGTGCGGGCGGGATCGTCCGCCTCAGTGCATCCTATGAGTTTATCACGGACCAATTTTCCGGCAGCCAGAACATCACCGCGCAGTTTTACGAATGGAACGGGTCGGCGTTCGTTGCGATCGGCAGCGCGGTCCCGGCAGGCTCACCATACACTCCGGTCATCGGTGAGCCCGGCAGCGGCAGCATATATCTCGAACTGACGAGCCTGACGCCGGACGATGCGAAAAAATACCGGCTCTATGCATGGGCAAGCGGCGGCACGACGAGCGCGTCGCGCGCGATGTCCGGCATCGCCAATATCTCGACGGAGTAGGAAATGACCGCGCAGCGCCATTTTTATTTGATCGATGCGGAGGGGAACCAACTCTTTGGGAGCACTGAAGAGGCGGAGCTGCCCGAGGGGGCGTGCGAGGTTCCCCGCCTGCCCGGCCCCTTCGAGTGTTGGGACGCTCAGGCATGCGCCTTCACATACGATGCCGAACGACATGCCAATGCGAAGGCTGGCCTAGCTCACATTAAAGCGATGCACACGCGCAAGGCCATTGAAGCACACCTGATCTCGGCGGGGGTCTCGGCACCCGGAATGATGGTGGTCCGCGAAGCTGCCCTTCGCGGAATCACGCCCGTGGAACTGGCGGCAATCGTGCGCGCGAAGGCCGCTGAAGCGGAGGAACTCGAACTTGAACGGCAGGCTGCGAGCCTGTCAGGGCCCATGCAACCGGAGGAATAGATGGCCGATATTGACGTATGGAATCTCAGCTCTGTTCCTGACCCCCAACCAGATAGCCGCATCCCCGTTGCCACCGCTCCTGGCGCAGGAGGGCATATCGAGCTTGGCGAGATCATTGAACTGGGGGCGGTTGCTGTTACGGATGCTCTCGCTTCCACCGACAGCGGCAAGGGCGCGTCTATGGTCGGCCTCAATGATGGCAACAGCGTCCAGGGATTCGTTGACGCCCTCACCATCTTCCGCCCTGAGCAATACGGGGCTGTCGGCGACGGGGCGACCGATGACACTGAGGCCTTTCAGGACCTCGGGGACGCGGTAACGGCCAACGGGGGCGGGCGCATCATCCTCCGGCGCTCGGCAACCTATCGCATCGGCCAACAGGAATTCAGCGGGGCCGCCGATGGCGCGTCTTATCGCGACCAGCAGATGCTGCTGATCGAGGACGCAACCGGCCTTGTAATCGAGGGCAACGGCGCAACACTCAAGCTCAATGACGGGCTGCATTATGGTTCGTTCGACCCAGTAACGGGCGAGGTGTACGACCCCCCGCCCGGCGGGTTCACGGATGCAAACTACGCTGCGACGGTCGGGCATATCGTGCGGCTAGTCAATTGCACCAAGGTCCGCATTTTCGACCTGACGATCGACGGCAACCAAGATGAATTGATCGTCGGCGGTTACTGGGGCGATGTGGACATTCAGCGCCGCGCGAACGGGCTCACGCTGCAGGACGTCAGCGAGGTCGAGATCTCCAACGTCACGTCCAAGAACAACGGGCTCGACGGCTGCTATATCAAGGGCCGAAACCTCGCCGAGTATGGCGGGGTGCGTGACAACATCAACCTCAACGGCCTGACCCTTGAGAATAACGGGCGGCAGGGCGCGTCGGTCGTCGGCGGCAAGGGCATCGTCTTTAGCGGCTGTGTCTGCCGACTTACCGGACAGGGCACCATCTACAGCTCGCCGGGCGCCGGGATCGACCTTGAGCCTAACGGCTCCGATTGGTGCACGGATATCGAGCTCAACAATTGCAAGATCGAGGCGAATAAGGGCGTCGGCCTGATCGCGGATGCCTCACACGCCCGCAACGTGGCGGTAAATTGGTGCGAGTTTTGGGGCGGGTTTGCGACGGGAAGCGGCTCGCCGTTCAACAGCGGCGATGCAATCTGGCTCAACGTCGAGGGCGTCAAGATCCAGAACAGCATCGTTCACGGCTGCATATCGAACCTGCATGCCTCGGCGCAAATTATCGACACGGCGTTCGATGACGAAGAACATGAGGACTATGGGCGCTCGGCTCAGAATCGCGGCTATCTGTTTACGGGGGCCAAAAACCAGTTCTTCCGCACCGAGTTTTCTGTCTCCGGTACGCAGCGCATGGTACAGGGGGCGTCGGGCGGCTATTTCAAGGACATCACCCTCAATTACTACGGCTCCCGCACGGACTCGGACTTCATCGCTTCCTTTGCAACGGGGACAGTGATCGACGGAGTTAGGGTCAACGAAAGCCTCTCATCGCCTCCCGCCACGGGCTACTACATCAGCGCATCCAACGCGACACTTCGCGGGCAGGTGCATGTTGCCGGCCCCTATGTGCGCTGGAACAATGTCAGCACGGTAAACGACCCCCGCGTTGGCGCGATCGCCGAGGATGCCCGCGTCATGCGCGAGCTCCACCTTTCGGCGGTGAAGGCAGGCGCAGGGGTTCGCCGCATTCGGCTGGGCACGGCCGCGCCGACGACCGACACCTGGGCCCGCGGCGATATCGTAATCAATCAAAACGCGTCTGCGGGTGGAGCATTTGGCTGGGTTTGCACGACCGCGGGAGCACCGGGAACATGGAATGCGCTTGGCCCGATCGGCCTGGCGAGAGTCGCCAACGCCTACACGGCCACCAATGTGACAACGGATCGGTCTTTCGATGCCGACACGGTGACAATCGCCGAGCTCGCCGATGTCGTTGGAACGCTGCTCGCGGACCTTAAAACCGCGGGGCTCCTGCCATGACCGTCCCGCCCGTTCTCGACGGAAACGCGGCCCAAGTGCGGGCGATCATCGAACAGACGATCTCCACCGTCGAGGCGACGCGCGGGAAGCGGTGGGGCAGCGTTCCGGCATGGGCGGCGCTCTTCATCTCCATCGGGGGCATCGCCTTCACCGCTGGATCCCTTAGCGGCGA